GGTGAGGAATCTTACCAGGGCAAACTTTTAGAAGCCCGTCAATCAGACTGGAAAGACGAATTTATTTTGCTCATACTTTCAGCGCCCATAGGGGTGCTCGCCTGGGCAGTTATAAGTGAGGATCCGCAGGCCATGGACAAGGTCAAACTCTTTTTTGAGTATTTCTCGACACTTCCGACATGGTTCACCAATTTGTGGATCTTGGTTGTAGCGAGTGTTTTTGGTATAAAGGGAACTCAAATATGGAGAAATGGAGGCAAGAAGAAATAGACTTGCATTTAGAAGTAAGTTATATTAACAATTAACAAGGATAATATTATGGCACGTAAAAAAATAAAAAAATTTTTAAAGAAAGCTGCTCCTCTTATAGCAGCAGGTTTAGGCGCTGCGGCATTAGCTAAAAGAGCAAAAGCAAAAGCTGTAGGCGACACTCACGATGAAGCAGGCCGAGGAGTAAAGTGGTTTGGTCATCGTATGGATGATATTCCATTTGCAGATCACACTACAGTTAGACCGGATAGAGTATTCAGTGGTGGAGCTGGTTTTAAAAAAGGTGGCAAAGTTACTGGAATCGCTAAACGTGGTTTTGGTAGAGCCTTAATGAAGGGGAAAAAATAATGAGACAAAACGGAGTAAGAAGCAATGTCCGATTTCCATACGGAAGTGGTATGAAGAAAGGTGGCAAAGCTAAGAAACAAGGTTACAAAGATAGAGAAGACGAATCTATCAGTGCAAGACGTGGAAAAGAATCAACTAAAAAACAATCTTTTAAAGCTAGAAGAGATGAGTCCTACGGAAAATGGGGCAAGCGTAAAAGAGGAAAAATCAACAGATAATGCCACAATATTTTGATTCAACAGCAGCATTTCCAATGAAGAGTAAAGTAAAAAAGTATGCTTCTGGTGGAAGAGCTAAATATTATGGTGGCGGACGAACTGATCTTTTAGAAGAACTAGGTCGTGTCGAAGCTAAACCTTCAAATCCAAATCGCAGAGCTGAAATCTCTAGAGTCCATTCAGAATTGAATCGGGGCTATGCTACAGGCGGACGTGTTGGAGCTAAAGACGGCAAGTGGATTCAGAAAGCTACAGCTTCAATCAAGAAAAGGGGAACGAAAGGAAAATGTACTCCTATTACGAAACCAGGATGTACAGGAAGAGCTAAAGCATTAGCAAAAACATTCAAGAAAATGGCGAGAGAAAGAAAATCAGCTTAATGAGAGCAGTCTTAATAGACGCATTAGAGAAACAATATGAGGCAGACATTGCAGCAGCAGATGCTGTGATTAAATTACTTTTAGAGAATTCTGTTGGGGTTAGTGAACATTTAAACCATCAAAAAGAATTAGATTGTCAGTTACATAAAGTGGCAAGTGCCGAAGAAAAATTACAGGTATTAAAAGATTATGAAATCCCGGAAAAAGAAAAAACATAAAAGAGCCAGAACTAAAAAAGGTCATTATCGAGGGGATGATAAGAGTACACCTTTTTGGAATGAAGCCTGGGTCAAGGGACGTTCTCCCAAAAAAGGAAAGAACTATTTAAGTAAATTTTTTGATTGGTTATTGAAATAATGCCTTTTAAATCAGAAAAACAAAGAAGATATTTATGGAAGAAACATCCTAAAATTGCTAGGGATTGGACAGATACTTACGGTAGTAAGCCTAGAGGAAAGAAGAAGAAAACAAAAAGGAGAAAAAAATAATGGACGATTTTACTTATGTAGATAAAATTAGAAGAATCATTAAAATGAGACACGATGATGTGGTTGCTGCCATGGTTTCAGGCGGTGTTGACAATATGGAGAAATATCAGTATATGTTAGGGCAACTCCGTACCTATCAGTACATGAGTCAGGAAATATCCAGCCTGCTAAATAAAAAGGAGCAAAAAAATGACGGAACAGTTATCAGTATCAAACCCAAAGGAAGTCCCAAAACATAGGGACGCCCTTCAAGAAAAATACGATCAAGAACCTAAAAAAGAAGAAAAAGATTTAACATCCGAACACGCTAAATTGCCTTTACCAACTGGTTGGAGAATTTTAGTTTTACCTTTTAAAATGAAAGATAAAACTAAAGGAGGAATTCTTATAACGGATGATGTAGTAGAACGAGCTCAAGTGGCATCGACTTGTGGATTAGTTCTCGCATTAGGACCGGATTGTTACAAAGACAAAGAAAGATATCCCGATGGACCTTGGTGTAAAAAAGGAAGTTGGGTTATTTTTGCTAGATACGCCGGATCTAGAATTAAAATAGATGGGGGTGAAGTTAGACTTCTCAATGATGATGAAGTTCTAGCGACCGTGGAAAACCCCGAAGATATATTCCACGATTTTTAATCATAGGGAGGAACTATGCCAGAAGAGAACAAAAAGACAGAAGACCTAATTGATGTTGGTGAAGCTGACGAAAAAGCAACCGAAATTGATTTAGATAAAAAAGCTGAAGGAGGAGAAGTAAAAGATGAAAAAACTACTCAAGACAGTGATAAGCCCGCTGACACACCTGCGGAACCTGATAAGCAGCCTGATGTTCAGGCTAGCGAACCAGACAAAAAGGAAGAAGTAAAAGAACCAGAACAGAAGAAAGAAATGGAAGAGTATAGTGAAGGCGTTAAAAAACGTATCGCTAAACTTACCAGAAAAATGCGTGAGGCTGAGAGACAAAAAGAAGAAGCGGTCACTTATGCTAAACGTGTAATGAGAGAACGAGATGAATTGACTCATACAGCCACAACTTTGGACAGGGATTATGCCAAAGAAATGGAGAATAGAATTCAATCATCTTTAGCAGCAGCCCAAGCTAAACTCGGTGCTTCAAGAGAAGCAGACGATAAAAAAGCTGAAGTTGAAGCTTTAACGGCTATCTCACAATTAGGATATGAACAAGGGAAGCTTGCCGAAATCAAAAGCAGACAAAAAATGGAAGAAACTGCTAATGAGACTAGAAGAAAGCAGGGACCTGCAGCTCAATATCCAACTCAACAAACCCCGCCACCAGATCCAAAAGCAGAGGATTGGGCGGAAAAGAACGAATGGTTTGGCAAAGATAACGCCATGACCTACACAGCTTTTGATCTACATAGAAAGCTTACTGAAGAAGAAGGGTTTGATCCAAAGTCGGATTCTTATTATGAAGAAATTGATAAGAGAATAAGACTTGAATTCCCCCAAAAATTTGGTAATACTGTAGAAAGAACGATTAGTAAACCTACACAAAACGTTGCCTCTGCAACGCGTAGTTCAAAGACTGGTCGCAAAAGTGTGAAACTCACACCTTCACAAGTAGCAATCGCTAAAAAATTGCGTGTGCCACTAGAAGAGTATGCAAGACAACTAAGACTCACGGAGGGAGAATAGCATATGAAAAACGAAGATAAGAAAACTTCCCGTGCGAGCCAGACAAGAGCAAAAGAAAAACGTAAACAAGTTTGGGCTCCACCATCGTACTTAGATACACCCAACGCGCCAACTGGATTCAGACACAGATGGGTCAGGGTAGAAATTCTAGGATACGTCGACACTAAGAATATTCAAGGCAGATTAAGATCTGGTTATGAATTAGTAAGAGGCGACCAATATCCAGAGGATGACTTCCCAGTAATATCAGATGGCAAGTATGCCGGGGTGATCGGGCACGGAGGCCTTGTGCTGACAAGGGTACCTGAAGAAATCGCGCGTCAACGAGCAAAATATTTTGGCAAATTAGGCCAAGAGCAGATGGACGCAGTAGATAACGATTTAATGAAGGAACAGCATAGGAGTATGCCGATCGACATCGATCGACAGTCTCGTACAACCTTCGGTGGTAACAGGAAACGTTAATTTTTTAACAATTCTCAAACCAACGAAATTTATATAAACCGTAAAACTACGGATAGTAGTTTTACAAGGAGAACCAAACATGGCAAATAAAGACGCTCCATTTGGCTTTAGAGCAGTTGGCGGAATGGGATCAAGCTATGAAACACAAGGTACGTCAAAGTATCAAATCTATGACAATTCAACGTCAGCGATTTATCAAGGTGACCTTTGCATGCTGGGGAATTACAATTCCACAGCAACTGATGCAAACAGTAACGCAGTACAAGTAGGTTACATTTCAGTAGCCGCTATTGATGAAGATACATTGAACTTTGGTGTTTTTAATGGCTGTTTCTATACAGATCCAACCACTTCTAAACCAACATGGAAAAACTATTACCCAGGCGCTGTTAATATCACGACTGGGAAAATAAACGCGTATTGTTATGATAACCCTCAACAATTATTTGAGGTTCAAACCGCTGGTACTCTGACTCAAGCATCTGTAGGTAATTTAGTTGATACTAATACTTATGTTGCAGGGTCTACTATTAATGGTCATTCGAAGGAAGAAATTTCGGGGACAGTAGTAAGTACTGGAGCAACTGGTCAATGGAGAATTATCCGTTTATCAGAAGATCCAGATAACAGCGACACAGGTTCAGCGAACAGCAACTGGGTAGTTAGATTGAATGAATCAGTTTACTACAACGGTGCGGTTCTAACATAATAGGAGCATAGACAATGGCAATATCACGTAATCAGCTAGTCAAAGAACTAGAACCAGGTCTAAATGCACTATTTGGACTTGAGTATAAACAATACGAAAATCAGTCGGCGGAAATATACGTCACTGAGTCATCTGACAGAGCTTTTGAAGAAGAAGTTATGTTGTCAGGTTTCGCAAATGCATCAGTTAAACCAGAAGGACAAGGGGTAACTTATGACAATGCGCAAGAAACTTTCACAGCAAGATATACGAACGAGACAATTGCTCTCGCTTTCGCAATCACTGAGGAAGCTATTGAAGATAACCTGTATGACAAACTTGCTTCTCGTTATACAAAAGCACTAGCACGATCCATGGCAAACACTAAACAAGTGAAAGCTGTTTACCCTTTAATTCAAGGTTTACCTTCTACGGATAACTTTGATTCGGGTGACGGTGTTTCTTTGTTTAACACATCTCACACTACACTAGCAGGGAGTTTCTCAAATACTCTCACTACTCAAGCAGACTTAAACGAAACATCGTTAGAGCAAGCGTTAATTGATATCGCTGCACTAACTGACGAACGTGGTTTAAAAATTGCTGCTAGAGGTACAAAGATGATTGTGCCATCTGCTGGTCAGTTCACTGCTGAGAGATTGATGAAATCTCAAGGTAGAGTTGGAACTGCTGATAATGACATCAATGCTATCAAATCTATGGGTATGATTCCTCAAGGTTATAGAGTGAACAACTACCTAACAGATACGGATGCTTGGTACATAATCACAGATGTCCCTAATGGTATGAAACACTTCGATAGAGCCCCTCTTACAACTAAGATGGAAGGCGATTTCGATACTGGCAACGTTAGATACAAAGCTAGAGCAAGATACGTTTTTGGCGTATCAGACCCTAGAGGTATCTTCGGTGTTGAAGGTGCGTAATACATAAAGAAAATTAATGGGGCGGCCTCAAAATCGCCCCATTTTGACTATAAAGACAGAAATTACCTATGAAAAACTTCCGAGTACAGATTCTTGCTTACGGCTATTCTGCTGATTTTAACGTTTCAGCTGAAGACACACCTGCGGGTATTGAAAAATCAATCCTTGACAAGCTGGGAAAAAATGAGGTAAAGTTCGAATCTAATGGATTTACGAGGAAAGATCGTAAATGGATAACCTATGAGGAGGTTAGCAATGACCGAAGACCTATACACTACGAAACGGTCCTTGGAACTAGAGTGGCAGCAGGAGCATCTGAAGGAAGGTAGATATACTTTACATATGGGGCATATCGACAAAAAAATTCAGGAAATTGTTAAACAAATTATTGCTCGAGAATTTGAAGAAGCTACTCTTAGAGATAAAATCTCAGAGGCAAGAGCCGAAGTTTCGATAGCCACT